CCTAGCTGCCACCGAAAGCTTCACAGACACAGTTGCGATCACCGCTGACGCTGACGCTGACGCTGTCCTTGCCCATACTGAGGCAGCTGACGCATTCGCCATCACTGCCGACGCTGACGCTGACGCCACCCTAGCGCACACCGAGGCGGCGGACGTATTTGCTATCGCTGCTGGTGTTGAGTACGACGCCACCTTAGGGGCCACCGAGGGCTTCACAGATACGGTGGCCATTACTGCTGAGATGGCTCCCGCAGACGCTGTCCTTGCTATCACAGAGCCCGTTGACGTGTTCGCGATTACCGCTGACGCTGACGCAGGCGCTGTCCTGGCCGGTACAGAAACTGTTGATGTATTTGCCATCACTGCTGACGCTGACGCTGACGCAGCCCTAACAGCGACAGATAGCCCCGACGTGTTCGCCTTCACCGCCGACGCGGATGCAGACGCTGTCCTTGCTATCACAGAGCCCGTTGACGTGTTTGCCTTCACCGCGACCCTGACAGACGGCGCCTCTGCTTCCTTTGCTATCACAGAGCCCTTTACAGACACATTCGCCATCACTGCTGACGCTGACGCAGCTGCCACTCTAGGTGCTGTTGAGGCTCCAGACGTGTTTGCCATCACTGCTGGTGTTGATGCCGACGCTACCATGTCCGCAACTGAGGGCTTCACAGATACGGCGGCCATCACTGCCGACGCTGACGCTGACGCTACCATGGGCGCTGTCGAAGGCTTCATAGACACACTCCTAGTTGTTGTTGACGTGGACGTAGGTGCCGTCCTGGGTGCCGTTGAGGGCCCAGACGTGTTCGCCGTAACATCCAACATCGAGGCAGCTGCCACTCTAGGTGCTGTTGAGGCTCCAGACGTGGTCTTCATAAACGTTGTGGAAACTGTCGAAGAAGACACAAGCACCCTACTACGTAAGCTCACGCTCTCTAACACAGAGTTTCCCCTGCAACACGCGCTACAGGACCTCCCTGGGCGATCACCGTAAGGTATACAATGCCACTCCTTCTAGAAGCCGCCGCCGCCAACGGTGACAGCGATACTTTTTGGCCCCGGAACTCCGATAAGTTGGATTACGGTATGGCTCAGTGCGAGATCACCGGCACGGCCACAGTGACGGTATACGGGAGGTTACACCCATCTCTACCCTTTGTGTCCATAAAATCATGGACAGCTTCTGGTGGGGAGCGGGTTAGTCTCTTTCCAGAAATGAAAATCACAGTCTCGGGGTTAAGCTCCGGTACGGTCTCCGCCGCCCTGGTGGAGTAAAAGGGACCCCAAGATATGCCCAGACAACTTTCCTATGAGACAGTCGCCGCCTCCCAGACTGCACAGGTGATCGGCGGGACAGGCGATAAGGGGGACCATATCGCAGGCCTCCTGGTCATCCCCGCTACCACCTCCCCCGGCGTCGTCACTCTCCTCGACAATGCTACGTCGATCGCCCTCTTTGTGGGTGGAGCGACGAGTGTTTCCGATCTAGTACCTTTCTTCATCCCGCTCAATCTGGTAAGCCTCAGCGGCGCCTGGAAAGTCACCACTGGCGCCAACGTTTCTGTTGTTGCTTCCGGCTTCTTTACGGCGTAAGGACACAGACCGCGCAGTGACTTAAATCTTAGGGCTTATGGCAGTAATCGCTTGCCGGGCCCTATGATAGCGGGGCATCCATTTTAATCTGGGTGCCCCGTTTCCACCCCCAAAAAAGATCGGCCAATAGATCGGCCAAATGCCCCCAATTGCATAGTCGTGCTGCCTTTATAGGCGGCGTCTACAGGGCACCAAGAACACCCCCCTCGTACACGAAGAACTGACCCTACATGCGTGGCTGCGGCTGCAATTGAGAGGATAATCTGATCTGACAGGCGAAGGCGTTCAAGGGACCTTCCCTTCAACCCCTATCCACCAGGATCAAACACATGTCTGATGCAAACGTATCCTTCATCGGCCAAGTGAACGGCGCTGGTTCCCTCGATGCACTACACCTCAAAGTGTGGAGTGGCGAAGTTATCAGTTCGTTTAACACGGCCGTGAAGTTCCGGGATAAGCAGACCGTCCGCGAAATTCAGAGCGGAAAGTCTGCAACTTTCGCAGCTACTGGCAAGATCACCGCGGAGTATCACACGCCAGGCTCTGAGATTGTCGGAACCACCATCAACCAGAATGAGCGCGTCATCACGATTGATGACCTGCTGGTCTCCAACGTCTTCATCGGTAACCTCGATGAAGCCAAGAGCCACTTCGACGTCCGTTCGGAGTACACTAACCAGCTGGGCGACGCCCTGGCGCAGGCCTTCGACACCAACTCCGCGCAGGTCGGCCTACTGGCTGCCCGCGCATCTGCGACGATCACCGGCCAGGCCGGCGGTTCCGCGATCACCTCTGCCAACGTCCGTACCGTGGGCGCCGATCTCTCGGCTGCTCTCTTCGACGCTGCTGAGGACCTGGACGACGCTGACGTCCCCGAGAATGACCGCTATGCGTTCGTCCTCCCGGCTCAGTATTACCTCGCCGTCCAGCAGACCGACCTGATCAACAAAGACTATGCTGGCCTCGGCTCGATTGCCGCCGGCATGATTGACAGCGTCGCTGGTCTCAGAATCGTGAAGACCAACAACCTGCCGCAGACCAACATCACTACCGGACCGTCCGCCTACCAGGGCGACTTCACGAATTCTGCCTTCCTAGTATGGCAGCGTGGAGCCATCGGCACCGTTCAGCTGATGAGCCTCACCATGGAGAGCGGCTACGACCTCCGTCGCCAGGGCACGCTCATGGTCGCCAAGTACGCGATCGGCCACGGTATCCTACGTCCGCATTGCGCGGTCGAAGTCAAGGTTGCGTAGAGCAACTTCAACTCACTGCCAATCCACTCCATCTCATCCCTTGGGGGCTCCTTCGCGGGGCCCCCTTTTTTTTCATTTTTGAAGGACGCGCCTCATGGCATTCAAAATCATTGGCACCTCCCCGGACGCCGACAAGGCCCGGAAAGAGACCAAGAAGAGGAAGAAGGCCAAGAAGGCCACCAGTAACCCAGAACGGCTGTCTACTACGGCCCAGGGTAAGCGCCTACACAAGAGCGAAGAGAAGACCATGTCACAGGGCAAGGTCAAGAAGTCTAAGGGCTCCCTAACCATCTCGACCAAGAAGCGCGGCTCAGTGACCTCGCCGTTCAGCATCATCAACAAAGCCCTCAACAAATAAGGACATGCACCTATGGCCGAAGTCTTAGGCCCAGCCACGGAGTTGAACGCCGTCAACGAAATGCTGGCCTCCATTGGGCAAGCCCCCGTCAACTCCATCGTGACCAACGTCTCTCCTGATGCAGTCATTGCCATGAACGCCCTCCGTGCAGCTTCTCGTGACATCCAGGAAGAAGGCTGGCACTTCAATACAGAGACTGACGTCGAACTAATCCCCGACGTAGGCGACGGCCACATCGACATCCCCACCAACGCCTTGAAGGTGGACGCTGTCGATAGTTCCATCAACGTCACAGTGCGCGGCGGAGAACTATACGATCTCGAGAACAACACCCTGGTCTTCACCGATACGAACAAATACCAGATCGTCTACCACTTTGAGTTCGCCGATCTCCCTGCAGTAGCCAGGCGCTACTTCACTCAGGCCGCCATCTTTGAAAGGTTCGCGCCGGCCTACGACAGCGCTGCGCCGCAGACACGTATCAATGAGCGCAATTTCGTCAGAGCCCGCTCTGCCTTCCTAGATGCGGAGATGGAGAATGGAGACTACAATCTCTTGACGTCAATCGGCGCCTCCAACGTAATTCGCAGGACTATCTAATATGAGCAGAGTTGCCGGAACGATCCAGAACTTCATCAACGGTGTCTCCGAACAGCCACCGGCAGTCCGCCTGCCGACCCAGGTCGAGGGCCAGATCAACGCCTACTCGACTATCGTTCGTGGATTGGTAAAGCGGTTCCCTTCACAGCACATCGCTAAGCTCTCAGGCTTCGAGCCGGCATCCTCATACCTGCACACCATCAACCGTGACACCACAGAGCGCTATGAAGTAGCTTTCCGCACAGACGGCATCGACGTCGTCAGTCTAGTGGATGGCGCCAGCAAGACAGTAAACTTCGCCACCTTCACAATCACGTCACTGGACGAAGTGGAAGCCACCGCAGACGGCGTCTCAAAAAGGGTGTATACAGCTACCGGCGACACCAATCTAAACGTCATCACCACTGGCACCTTCGTTGGCACCGTTCAGCTGGAAGAGAGCGCTACAGGGGCGTTCGCAGGAGAAGAAACCAATAATGGTGCGGGCATCACGACGGCGACGACGTCCGCCAGGACGATCACTAGTGGCTACTACTACCGCCTTACGTGCTCTGCATACACCTCAGGGACCATCACAGGGACCATGGATTGGAAGGACACTGGGTACCTACAGGGAACGCCCTCTACCGACTACGAGGCCCTGACAGTTGCCGACTACACCTTCCTGACCAATAAGAGTGTGACTGTCGCCAGCGACGCCAACGTCCTCTCATCTTCCAATGGCCCAGAAGCCCTTGTCCACATTGTACGCGGAGCATACAGCCGATGGTACCGTGTCTATATTGATGGCACCCAGGTCGCTAACTACCAGGCGCCTGCCCTAAACCAAACCACTACTGCAAACTCCTACCTAGCAGAAGAAGCTATGTCTATGGAGTATATACAGACTGCAATGTGGAATGGCACTTTGGGTGGGGCTCTGCCAAGCGTGAATGGTGATACCACCAAG